TTAACAAACGTATTTCAACTAACAGAAAAAGTTAATAGAGAAGTAACGTTTCTAGCAGCTTACAGGCTAGCAAAGAGTGAACCGAATAAATTAAGAACTGGGCAACCATTTAAAAACGCTTATGAGTATGCTGCTTACATGACTGATAGGTCTCATGGTGACTATTCATATGCAAATGCACCTAAAGTTTTTAAAAGCTCAATTGGTAGAACAGTTTTAATGTTTAAAAAATACTTGGTGTTCATGACTTATCTATGGAAGTCTGCTTGGAATAGGTGGAGAAATAGTAAAGACTTTGAGGGGCTTACTAAAGAGCAACAAGACCAATTAGCAAAAGAAGGTAGAAAAATGTTGTTAGGGTATACATTTGCTGCTTTAGCAACTGCGGGTTCAGTTGGTTTACCTTTCTGGTGGTTAATAGAAATGTTGTATGATGGGAAAAATTTAATAAGTGGAAACACTATAAAAACACCTTTTGAACTTAAAATGAAAAACAAAATAGAAGATTTTACAGGTAAATTTTCTAATGACCCTAACTTCCCAAAACAACTCGCAGACATAATTTATAATGGCCCTCTTTCTCAAGCAACAGCTATTGATTGGGTTCCAAGAGTAGGTCTAGGACAAGCGCCTTTTAGAGGTGCGGGTAAAGATGACCCTTTATATAATGTGCTTGTAACGGTGCTTGGCCCACTTTACTCTATGGGTGACAATATTAAAAAAGGTGGCGAGTATATAGCGCAAAAAGAATGGATGAGAGCCGCAGAAAAACTTATTCCTCTTTCCCAAGTGCGATATGGGGCGAGAGCGCTTCAATATGTGATAGATGATAAAGCAATAAAAAATACAAAAGGTATGGTGAGGGTTGATAACTTATCAAACTTTGAAATAACACTTACAGCTTTAGGTCTCCCACCAAAAAGAGTCAACGAGGAATATAAAATAATAAACGCATTATACGAAATAGATACATCACTAGCTGATAAAAGAACAAGCCTATTTACAGATTACTACCATGCACTAGTAGCAGGTGACTCCGAGGAGAAGCAAAAAATTAGAGAGGAAATAGTAGAGTTTAATAGGACTGTGCCTTATGCTTATAGAATTACATTGGAGAATTTAGCAGACTCTATAAATAGTAAAAGAAGGCTTTTATATAAAAATAATGCAGCTGGTTTAAAAGGTTTAAATATAACCCCTGCTAAATTTAGACAACTACAAAAAGAATTAGAAAACTAAACTTCTACGTCAAATCTATCTTCAGCTATCGCCCTTTTTAAACTTTGCTCTCTAAGAGATTGAGCCTTATCTGCTTTTATTTGTTGTAGCTCTTTTAATTTATCACGAACATCTCTTGCTTCAACTTCCATATCTTTTAATACATTGTATGTATGTAGTTTCACTTCTGATATTCTATTCATAAAGGGGTGCTGGTTACGGTTCCAGCTCCTAGCGAAGAGGAGAACTTTAGAAAAGAAGACCTAGGACGATTAAGGGGATACTTATTCATTATCTGTAGAGTAACATAGATTGCTAATGGTGGTCAATGCGTACTAATGCGTACTAGTCCGTACTAGTCTAAATCGTCTAACATTAGTAAAGAACTGTCAAATTCATGACAGTTTACCCCCACAGAAGCACTCTGTATTTCAGAGCCTGTGCCTAGTCTTTTCTTCTTTGTTGATAATAATACCCCTCTCTTTTCCGCTTCTATTATAACATCTGCATATGGAACTCTCATTCTAGCGCACCATGACCTAAAATGAGTAACAGCAAAATAAAGTCTTTCAGTATCAGGCTCTATCCTTATAGAAAGTTGGGCTTTAGGTTCTCGTAAAGGTGCTTCTTGCAGTCCATTAGTCTTCTTAGCATTAATCACTATGATATTGTTAGAGTGCTGATTTATATAAGTGCCAATATGTCCTAGTAAGTCTTCTTTAGATATAGTAGTTTTTCTTCTAACTGTATTTATATCACTTTGCAACCATCGAGATATATTATCCATATCATAGTTGTGAAGATTTACTTCTTTTGCTAACTGTCCACCTACTATATTAACTGTAAATGTATCCGCCCAAAATCTTTCTTTACTAGACAGACCTAATTTAACTCGTAGCTTTTCTCTTGTCTCCATAACTCTATTTTTAACAGAATCTATATTTTTTAAAACGTGTTGTATATATACTTCCCCTGCGTAACCATAGTTTTTACCTATATTACTAAATCTATCATCTTGCCTTTCTGTAGAAGAATTAGAAGGTACTCTAATCTCAAACACCCTCATCATTTCTCCATCAGATGCCTGACTTTTTTCAGCAAGTTTATCGTAGAAAGATGCATTACCTGTAGTAACTAAAATAGATTTCCAAGTAAATTTATTCTCTCTTAATTTATTAGATGATGCACTCATTCTGTTTCTTGCTCGACCATGCGTTATAGCATATGCTAAATCAGATGCATCAGATGCATCCATATTAGTTACCTCGTCAATACAAAAAGGTAGATTACGCAATACACCAAAAGTATGAAACGAAGATAACCTAGTGTCAGTCTGATTTAAACCCATATCAGGATTACCATAAACACTATTTATAAATCTCTGTATCGTAGTCTTACCCGCACCTGAATCAGAACTTGTAAGATGAATAATAACTCCTTTGGTATCGGTAAATTCTAGCAAAGGAGAACCAAATGCGCTCATCAAAGTAAATGCTTGTGGTTCATATCCTGGTTTATTGTATAGATTAAATACCTTTTTCCATTCTTCTAAACTACCTTTTCTTTCAAAGTTATCTAGTAAATTAGTCATTGTACTGGCGGGTGGAGTATAGTTTATACCCTCACCATCTAATTCTTTAACACCTATAACAAACTTTTTATAATCTTCTTTCCATCCAAACTGTACATGTAACTCCTCTAGTTTTTGTTTATCTCTTAACAGATTTGCGTACTCTATCAAATACTGCTGTATACTTCTTTGTTGTCCTACTAATGGTGCGAGTATCCCTTTGGCAGCCAAGAATTTTTTACATTCTTCTGTACTGGATAAAGTTGTATAAGGAATCATAAACTCTCTAATACCATCTAAAGTAGTATGTAATCTAACCCAAAGTGCTTGTCCTTCAAGGGGGTCATCTAATCTTTTTACTGCATATAACGGTTGGGGGTAAACTAGAATTGGGTCTGAATCTTCATCTGCACCTGCTTTTAATACTGCACCAGTATTACCATTCATATACCCTAAAGGTAAATCTTCATTACTAGGTATGTTATAAGTTACTGTTTCTTCTGTCTCTGCGTTTATTTCAGTAACAGTTTTGTTTGCTGTCTGTGCTTGGGGTAATACTGCACCTAGTTTTATAGGTGAGCCAATTTTATCTTTATGTTTACATTTAACACAAAAGTGTTTGTTTTCAGGTGGGGCGATACTATCAATAGAAGTACACTTATAAGCAAATGCACCTGTGCTTAATAATCTTTCCATTTTACCAAGTGCTTCTGCTTCATCATAATTAGCATACCCCTCTGATAATTGTTTTACTGCATCCTCTTCTTCTACACAAAAAGCGGCTATGCTTATTCCTGCTCTCCAATATGGTTCTGAAACTTTGTTAGGATTCTCTAACATGTATCTAATGTGATTACAGCCAGTACCATTCATACTTCTATTTACAATTTTCTTAAAAGAAAAATCAATATTTGCACCGAGAGATGTAGCCGCTAGTATTGTTGTAGCAGAATCTTTTATTTTATCTTGTAGTTTAGCTACTATTTCACTACTGCGTGGGCCTTGTAGTAAAGGTTCTATTTTATCTACATCTGTTATATCCCCCTCTTGTATTACTTTTACTTCTTTTATGTCCTCCTTGTTTTTATAGTTATGAGTTTCAGGTATCCTTAAAAGACAAACTTCGTTAGTTGATAGCCCTCTGTCATTGTGTAGGTCATATTTATGGGTTAATCTTTTTAAACTAGTTGCTAGTGCTTTCCATTCTACTGATGGTATAGATTTACTTAATACCCAATGTACATGTAGTCCGTATCCTGAATCTAAAATGAGTGGTTTTGGTAACCCTGTCACTTGTAAAAATCTATTTAAATCTTTTAGTGCTTTCTCTTTAGAATCGTAGTTATACTCTTTATCCTCTTTAGCAGTAGTTAGACCTTTACAATCAATATCAATAAACAATGATTTATTCGACACCGCATTTTGCTGATTGCGTGCTTTACTACTACTCAAAGAAGCCATACCAATGTACTTCTCTGTTTGTCTAGTGAGAGGATTTTTAGAGTTTTCCCAACCTTTTACTATATCTACGATATCTTGTTTAGATTCTCTAAACTCAGTACCCTTATGAAATGTATTCGAAAAATGCGTTACACAATAATAGTTACCTTTTTCTTCTTCAGGTAAAACCCTTTCGAAAAATTGTTGCATGTTCATAGCTAATACTCCTATCCCTGCAACTCATTTAACCAAATTTTTATTTTCGCAGTTGTGTTTTTAGTTGGTGTGCTTCTAAACTCTAACCAATTATATAATGTTTTTTTCGTAAGATTTAATTCTTTTGCAATCTCCTCAATCCCCTTGTTACAATCTAGTATGTGAGTAAAAAACTTTACTAAACTTCCCTCCATAGACTGTGAATTTTTGTCTAATAGTCTTTGTATTTTTTCTTGTGTTTTTAAATATAATGCCATAAATATCTCCTATAAGAAATAGAGGGGTTTCCCCCTCTCGTTCTTTACTTATCAAACTCATCTAAAATATCATTTAATTTTTTAGACTTCTCCTCTACTTTTGGTTTATCAACCTTTACTGGTTCAGGAGTTTCCCCTCCACCTGAATCTCTTTTGGTTTTACCTACAGCTATTTTACTAGCTGTTTCTTCTTTCCTCTGCATGATTACCCCAAACTTTTCTTCAGGCAACATACCAGCCGCTTTGAAAAGTAACTTGGGTACAGGTGAGTTAGAATCAAAACGCATTTCAGTTACGATAGATTCGATAGGTAGTTTCCCCGTAGCTAAATATTTAGCATATGCTTGAAGTGGCATACCTGTCTTTGCTTGACCTTTACCATAAAAAGAAGTAGCAGGTATATTCATAGCATAGATATCTCCCTCTATATCATCAGCAAGTACAACCGATATTTTGTGTGCGTATCTACATGCTCTACCTCTACCACCTTGACCTGAACCATCGACATTGTTAGGACACGCACCGCAAGTTACTGCCTGTGGTTCTTCGACAGATTCATCAGGTTTGACACTATCAGATGACCAACAAGTAGGCCCACTATTCTCTCCCTCTTTATATGAACCTGCATAATAACTACGACCTGTTGCAGGTGCGACATCTACAACGACAATCCTCATAAACCTCTCATCACTCTCGGCTACTTGTTGCCCACTTTCCATAAGTCTAAACACATTACCTTTTATAGATATGCGTTTAAACCCACTAGATTCACCACCTGCTAAAGCAACTGTAGTGGCAGTAGTTGCGTCTTTTAAATATGAAGGTAAGTTTGTTGGTTTACCGTCTTGGAATGGAATAATATCACTCATTTCTTTCTCCTTATAGTAATTTGATATTCATTAAATGTATTTAAACCTTTAGGTATTTTAGTAGGATACTTCTCTAACCACTCCTTCATAACACCTGCGTTGATTCTCTTTTGTAGCATTTCAGGTACTTTATTATCAATGATAAAATTATGTAAACTTTCCCAATCGTTAGTTCCATATTTAGTTTTTATCGAACGATAAGCAGTACCCACCTTTGTCTTAATAGATTCCATATTTGTCTTTTGAAATATCTCATTAAGTTTTTCTCTTATTAAGTTTTGGCTTTGGGTAAGTTTTTCAACCTTTTCGTTATACTCCGATTCTAATGCTTCCTTTTTATCCCTAATGTTTATGAAAGCTGTTAGAAGTCTTTCGGCATCAAACATACCTGACTTTTCTTCTGACATATTGTTCTCCTTTTTGTTATATCCCCAAAACTTAACTATACACTTTTAATGTGTAATGTGCAAGTATTTTTTAATTAATTTCTTGTTTATACAAATCAATCATTTTGTTATGAATGTTCTCCTTGTTTCTTAAAAGCGTGTATATTCTTTTTTCTACAGCACTACCTTGTATATTAATAACTGTAGTTTTATTTTTCTGCCCTGCTCTATGCACTCTAGCATTAGCTTGAATATATGTTTCTAAACTTGTGGTAGGACTAAACCAGATGACTGTATCCGCTCTGGTTAAGGTTACCCCATGTGCGGCTGACTGTGGTTGAATTACTAAAACTTTTAAGTCATCTTCTGTTTGAAACCTACTAAATATACTACCTCTTTTTGACGCAGAAACTGCACCGTTTATAACTGCATTATTAATTTTTTTCTTATTTAGAAACTCACTTACCATCTCTATTGCATTTCTAAATGGCACAAATATTAGTGCTTTGTTTGAAGTCTCATCAATAATCTCTTTTATAACCTTTAGTCTATCTTTTGCATCAAACCTTACAGTTTCTTTAGTATCGGAATAGACCGCCCCACAACTTATCTGAAGTAGTTTCTGCATTAGAGCAGCGGCATTTACAGCCGATATATCTTCTTCAGCAGCTTCAATGTACATCTTGTTTCTTATATCTTTATAATATTTTTCTTGTTGCTTTGTAAGTGGTACATCTCTAGTCTGATAGGTTATAGCAGGTAAATCCATGCACTCTTCTTTTGTGAATCTTATCGCAGGTTGCAATACTTTGTGTACAGTAGTATTAGAGTTTTCTTTTGGAATCCATGTGAATTGAGACACCTTTAACATAACCATATCTTTCCACACCCCTGCAAACCTAGGTACTTTATTTGGATTTACTAATTTTGCTAGACCATAAGCATCAACTGGTGATTGAGCCGCAGGTGTACCTGTCATCATCCAAAGTCGCATATTAGAATTCGCATTTATAATTCTATTCAAACACTTCCATCTTTTTGTTTGTGTGTTTTTATATGCGTTTGCTTCATCTATAATAATTAAATCGAAATTATTTTTTATAATATCTTTCTCGATAATCTCCATACCATCATAATTAATTATTACAAATTCAGAATCTTGTTTTAATATCTTTTTTCTTTTGTCAGCCGTTCCATAAGCAATATCACAAGTTCTATGAATTACAGTTCTCATAATATCGTTCTGCCATGCAGACTGCATAATCGAAAGAGGGCATACAATTAACACTCTTTTTATCTGTTTCATTCTCATCAAGTAATCACATGCCCATATCGCAGACATAGTTTTACCTGTGCCTTGTTCATTAAAACAAAAACATCTCTTATATAAACTTAAAAACGAAGCAGTCTTTTTTTGATGGTCAAAAGGTGAGTAAAAACTTTCATACTTGTAATCTCTGTCCATAGTGGACATTACATTCTTTAGACCTATACCTGCTAATTTTTGTGCGTTCTCCAAATCCCAATGTACTAATACCTCATATACATCCCCATTCTTCTTTACAACTTTACTTTTTTCAATGGCATCAGTAATTCGGTCAGGGTCGTAAACTCTAACCAATAATCCCCTATCTTCTACTACTTGCATTTTATGCTACAGATTTATCCCCGTTTCGTTTAAATGAACGATTCTTACTTGGACTTTGTAGTTTGTATCCATCTTTGTTAGAACCCCCTTTACTTAATGCTTTTTTGTGTGCAATATCTTTTCCTTTTCTATTGACACCTTTTTTATCAAGTTTTCTTCTTGCTCGTTGTCTCTCCATTCTCGCTTCGTGAACAGATTTGTTCTTTGCGATTCTCCTCTTTTGTTGTTGGTATTCTTTTTTGTAGTCTCTTTTCTTTGTGGACATAGCTACCCTTTCCCATTGTGTGGACAACTTAATACAGGACAAAATCTATAGCAGGTAAAATTTGGTTTTGCGTTCCAAACATCCTCTTTATAACAAGTGTCCATGACATCTACCTCTTTAAAAAAGTTAGACGCAATACCAATAACATCTCCCTTTTCATAAGATTTTGTGATAAAATCGTTGGTCACTAAATAAAGCAACCCTGCTTTTATAGAATTAAGATGGGGAAAGTGAGTAAAAGCCGCTACTGTAAATAAGTCGAGTTGTTTGGTGTCAGCATATTTACTGTTTTTCCCTGTCTTATAGTCTATTATCTTACCCTTATCTCCATCAACAATCAAGAGGTCAATGATACCTCTCCACCATACATCATCAGCCAAAAAATCACATGGTTTCAAGTCTTTAGTCATACCTAATCTTAATTCGCAATGTTTTTCCCCTTTCATATTTTTAATTTTATCGATAGGTTCTTTAAACATTTGGTATGCTTCAGGTATTTCTACATCATTAGCCACATACTCCTCTGCAACTTTATGCACTTTATTGCCGTATAGTAATGCCTGTGTTTGTTTTTCAACAACATCTTTAGCCACCTTTAAATGGTAGTATTTCTTTGGACATTGCTGAAAAAGATTTAAACTAGAATATGACCAAGCTAAACTCATATGTTGTACCCCTTTGCACTATCTATACCGTAATACAGAGTATACATAAATTACTCTTCGCCACCAACAATTAATTCTTGCTTCATATATTCTAATACCCCTACTGTTTCAAACAAAGGCAGGTCTTTAGTAAACCCATAACTAATTAATGGATTGATACCATCACCACCAAAACCAATAACAATACATTTAGATACATCTGTTCTATCTTTTATCTGCTCTTTAAATTCCTCCAACAGTTTTATGACATCAGCAGATGTACCCATTTGTTTTTTAGTAATGGTGGGTAATACTTTTATTTTATCCGTCATCTTTCTCGCCAATCAAAATAGCTTCCTTTAAATAAAATTCAGCTTTCTTTAAATCTTCTTGTACTTTCTTTCGGTCTTTATGCCCAGCTCGTGAAAGATACTTTAGAACATTCCCAACACAATAGCCAACATACCCATCAACACCAAGTTTAGCCCTAATAAAATCAAGGGTCTCGATACCACCCACCTTATAGTGTGCAGGGTGGTTAACCATGTCCTCTTGTACATTCTTCTCGCTTTTCTTCTCATTACTAGCATCACTTTTCTCCTTGTTTGTGGTTTTCCAATTCATTTTGATATACCTCCATAACTATTTCCATTACCTACCTCACATGTGAGAGGTAGACCCTCTGCCCAAGATGGTACAAAACTCATACATTCCTCGACATACTTCATTGCTTCCTCTGCTTCTTCTATCGGAACAACACACGCAATCGCATCATGTACAGTAAACACAACCTTGTACTTCTTGGCAATTAATAACATTTGGTCTGCTATTAAAATCCTTGCTAATCCTTGAACAACATTCTCTGTTAGTTTTCCACCATAAATATATTTTGGTTCTTTATCTCTTGATTGATAAACTATTTGTTTTCTAATACCATCTTCTTCTTCAACTACTATTTCTCTTAAATCTCTGTAGTGAATGTGCATACCATTTGGTAGCTGTAATGAATCAAGAAAGGGAGTAACTATACCCTCTTTACCAAACTTGGATATCTTGTTCTTACATAAGTTTCGTAATAAGTCTTGACCTTGATACCATAAATCAGATATATACCTTGCAGAATCTCGATAAGCATAGACAATCTTTTTACATTCTTCTTCTGTCATATCTACCCCTGCATTTTTAATCGTGCCTTGAAACTTGGAATAACTCATTTGATATCCACAACCTAATACACAAGTCTTACCGATAAATCTTTCAGCAGGTGTTACATCTTCAACTTTCTTACCATATATTTTACTTGCCATAATTTTATAGTTATCTTGACCTGTTCTAAATGCGTTTAGCATATCTTCCTGACCTGCAAACCAACATAAAACTCTTGCTTCAATCTGCGAAGAATCTGCATCTATGAGTGTGTGACCTGACGGTACAATGATACCCTCTCGCATTTTATTCTTTGGTAGATTTTGTAGATTGACTTTATCTGTACCACCCCATCTTCCTGTGTGGGCGGCATAATAACGCAAAGGTACAGGTAGCGAACCTCTTTCTGCAATAGATAAAAATCTTTCTATTCTTGTTTGGTTGATTGTACTTTTTATATTCTTCCTTGCACTCGCTACAATTTGAATTGTCTCATCTTCGTGGTCTAACAATTCTTTGAAACCCTCATCAGATTTTGCTAGGGCATAGGTAGGTTTGCCTGTTCTTGGACTTATTTTCATTGGCACTTTAACACCTTTAGATTCTAAAAACTCTGCAAACTGTTTATTACTCGCAAGTGTTTTTGAATCCATACCTGACTGGTTTAGTAAGGATTGTTTCTTTTCCTCAATACTCTTTAGTTCTTTTTCTAATAACCCTTCATCTATTTCTAATATTGGTTCACTAAACATTTTTATCGTTAAGTCTATAAGTCTCAACTCTGATTGAGGAAACCCTTTGATAATCTTACTAAACAAAGCATAAGTTAACTCGACATCATTAATGCAATACTGTGCGTATCTTTCTAATTCTTCTTCTGAAAAATCTGCTCGTCTTTTTCCTAACGCATTTAAAACTTCTGTGCCTTTCTCACCGACTTTATAATACTTCGACATATTTGCAAGGGAGACAGAATGGAATGAACCAATCAATGCTCTACCCATACTCATTGTATCGAACCACATCTTTGGTTTTATGCCAAACAACCATGTAAGAATTGCAGAATCAAACATTGCATTATGTGCAAGGCAACCTGAATCCTCCCAATCATACTGCTTCAATGCTTTTCTTATTTCAGAAAATGCACCTGTATACCATTTAGTTTCTCCACTATCTTCTTTAACTGCAACACCAATAGTTTCAAACTGTTCACTTCTTATATATTCCTCTGTCGTTATTTTAGACAGCGAAAAATCTTTGTCGTAATATGTTTCAAAATCAATCGTTAATAATTTCAATAGTTCCCCCTTGCTTTTCTTTTTGCTTCTTTTTCTAACGCAGTTTTTCCCTTTTTAAATTGGGATATTAATTTACTTGATGTTCTTCTATACTCTACCTGTAAAACCTTTTTTCTCATCCTTGCTTCACCTTGTTGTTTTGAATTGAAAGTGAGTGCATTACCTGAAAATAGCTTCGTGCTTTTTTCTTTTAGTTCTCCTATAAGACTATCTAGTTTTCTTTTATTGGCATTGTAAGTTATGGTTAGCCATCTCTTTACTCCCTTGTAAACAAACCCTATATCCCAATTTTTTTCTTTTGCTAAATATAATAATGGATTCCTAATTCCTGCATCTTCGAGTGGTTTATACAAATTAAAAAATTCTTTACCTTGTAGTTCTGCATCTTCAGAATTTATATCGTAATTAAACTCACTAATTTTTTTAGCAGAATCTCCAAACACAACAAGGGATAAACTATCAGGTGTTGTTGTGTTAGAACCATTGTAAGGCGATTCATAAAAACCTTTTCTATAGATTTGTCTTGTTGGCAGAGATGGTGATGCTACATTACTACCTGTGTTTAGAAATTTTAAGAACGATTTACAAGCAAGTAATTCACTTTTACATCTTGGTTTGTACCTGCAATTATGTATTTCACATGGGGGTGGTGGAGTATTGCTACTTATTAATCCCAGTATTTCTGTGTATTCTTTGTCGAGGGTTTCGCTCTTAATCCGATTTGTACCAAATACCCATTCTTTTTCGCCCATCTTCGTAATTCCTCTGTCTTGTAAGTTTTCCCTGCAAATGCTGACCATACTTCTTCCCCCTCATCATATGTTTTCGATTCATCTAAAACAAAAAGATATTTCATTTCATCACCATCAAATACCCTTAAGTACTTATCTATTCTTTTATCAAGTATCATTCTATCCCCCCAAAATATGTATTACTAGAAGTATTATAGGTAATACTATCATTAAAAAAATAACAGACAGCGAATATGCGACCATAAATAATTTCATAAGTTCTCCAAAACTTTTGTTACACTTTGTATGTTATCACAATTTACTACGATTGCAATACCCCCATTAGAATTAATTGTATTTATATTTCTCTGTTGTAATGGAGTGGGTTTGTTTTTAGGTGTCGCTTTAACCTCAATGGCTACAAATCGAGATTTATAACACACTATAATGTCAGGTACTCCTGACACTCCATACCCACTCATTACAGGGTAAAAATAATATGCACCAAACTTTTTTAGAATGGCAACAACTTTATTCTTTACTTTCTTTTCAGGTGTCACTTGTAGATTTTCTTTTCAATACGAATAGCACTCTGATATGCTTTTTTACCATTCGGTAATTTTGCATACACTTCTAGAAAATAATGGTGGTCATCTTCAGTTTCTATAATCTCATAGGGTACTTCTTCACCAACTACATTCTCAACATGGTCTGCCGACATGTCGGCAGTATTTCCATGCAACCAACTCTTTTCAGCTTTTACCATATCTTCTAGCTTACTTGTTGATTCATTTATTGAATCAATTATCTTACATATATTATCCAAGTCCATCTTTAATCTCCATTCCTTTAGTTAAGTAAGTACCATAGTCTATTAGTTCTTTTACTTTCATAACTTCTCCCCAAAATAATGTTCACATTTATAACCCCTACTTTTTATTTCTTGGGATATATCTTCTAACATTTCTTCATCACATTCCCAAGACCCATTTAAACAATCTTCAACAACTTCTTTAGGTGCAGATGTTACAATCACCAAACTGTCTTCCAATATAAATGTATTCATACCACTTCCTTTTTTTGCAGTTCTTCCCAAATTTTATCTCGCATTGAACAGTACAAACCAAAGTCTTTTGGCTCTTCATTGAATTCAACTCCAGTATGTTTCTTCAAAAGAGCATAAAACTCCTCATCAAATAACTCCCACTTTCTGTCACTCATACTATCTCCTTTAACAACAATAATATTGTTTTGAATAGCATTTTGGGCAAACAACTTCTGCTTCATCTATGAGTACCTGACTTTCGCCATGCTCTCCGTAGACATACCCACTATACCCACAATCTTCACAACAATTTTTAACATTGGAATCTATATAAATATTTACTCCATCTAAATTTTGTCTGATATGTTTATGCATACTATCTCCTCAAAAATATATCTCGTTTACCTGCTTCTACAATAATTCTAGCTTCTAACAATCTATCGTAGACAAAATCTGAATCTATGTTTTCCCATTCAGTAAGTAATTTTTTAGTAGTCCACCTAGTAATATCTTTATCAATCAAGTTTAAAGATTCTTTTGCTGTTTCTGTTAACATATTTTTTCCTCCAAATATTCTAATAATTCCTGTGCTAATTCTAATCTACCTTCGTAAATTTCTATATCATCATGTTCATTACTTGCTTGATTTTTATATGCTTCATCTAAATACTTTGTAGCATCATTTATTGCATTTTCTAATTGTGCCTTTAAACTATCAAGCACTACTTTTGTTTTAACGACTTCATAATGCATATTCTCTTTACTCATAGTCATTCTCCTCATAGATTATTTTTGCAGTTATCATATCTTCGACCTTATGTCTGAATCGAATATCCTTTGTACCCTCACCACCATTTTGCATTTCTAACTCATGCAGTAAAAGTTCTAACTCTTCTCTTGTCATAGAATCTAAATCCATCATTCCTCTCCCTCATATTCCCAAGCATAGATATATTTTTTTACAACTGCATAATCCTTAAGTGGCATTTCTTTACCAATAGTTAGATAGGTGCGTCTATTGTTTACATTCCAACTAGGTAAGTACCAATCATCTTCTCTGTGTTCAGCTTCAGAATCCCAATGTTCAAGAATAAATTCTTTCTCAATATCAGCATGATGTTTATTAACATCAACCTTTGAATCTATCTTCATTACTGATGGCATATCATACTCACCCTCTGAATCACATACAGTAATCTCAACACAATAATATTTATACATAATCATTCCTCTCCTTTATATCCAAGTTCTTCTAATATTTCTCTAGCTTCATATATGTAGTTAGCATAATCTTCAGTAAGACTTACTATACTTTCCTTACTATAATCATCAGGATAATCAATGATATCTATTATATAATCCCATGCTCTATCAAGTTTATCCCAAGCATTAATCAACTCATACTTTTCTTCATTAGAAGTTTCAATTCTCTTTTTCTTCATGTTTCTTTCTCCTTATTACTGGTTTCACAATGTGTGCCGACATGTCGGCAACTTATCACAAAAGACTAACTGCGTAGCAATCACCCAACTTAAACCCAACATAAAAGATATCCTCATCACTACTAGAAAGTAGCGAATACTTATCTCGTATATCTTCAGGTAAATCTTCAGGTGAATCATAGTAGTCTCTGACATATACCCCATCTCTATGAGAAACAACTGAATATTTATCATTAACAAAATTAACAAACACCATATGATTTTTCATATTCATATCAAGAAGAGTGTTCAAATAGTTATAGTCAGCGAGTATATCTTTATACTCATCTATAAATTTAAAAAACGATTTGGAAGATTCACTACTCTCAACCTCTTTAATACAACTACCCAACTTATCTAGTGTGTCAGCGAAAGTATCTCGGTGCAAAATACCAAAATTAATTCTTTCTTCATTAACAAGGCTAGTCAACTCTTTATCAATTTTGTTAAGAGTTCTATGTGAATTATCATCACCACCAAACTTATATGTACTTCTAAACTCTTTAAGTTTTTGTTCAAAGAACAATTGCTCGGTTTTGTCAGGTGCATGCATGGTATTAAAGATAATAGACCTAATACTTTTAGGCACAATACTACGACCACTATGCGACCTGTTATTATCTTTAAACTGTAATTCAAACCTCAAACCCTTTCCACCTCTACTAGAAGTATAAATATCTACTGCACCAATCAAAGTTTTGTCCACATAGAAACCTAATTCTAAATCGGAAAAGATATTTCCAAAATACATCTTTAAATAGTATCCTGCGTAGAAACCCTGACCATCCGAACCATTGTAGTATTTGTCACCTATTACAACTAAATCAAATAGACTTCTATCATAATCTTTTAGGTTTAAAATCTTATCAACTTCAAGGGGTAGATAAGTAGATTGATAATCTATATCAGAGGAAAGTGCATGTATATCAGGCATATCATATGTTGCTCCATGATTAAGGACAACCTTTAATAGGTTTTTTTCACGACCATTTTTTTCAACCTCACCCCAAAAATTATGTTGTGCTTTATTTACACCCTTTAAACTAATTAGGTCGAGTTTGTGACCAAAGTGTTTAGATATTTTGAGTTCAACTTTTTTATCCCCAAATTTCTTTTTTACTGCATCAAAAGCAATCTCGATTAAGTCTGCAAGATTACCACTCTGTTTCTTTTTTGTAGCCATGTTAAGTTCTCCTTATTAAAATTAAATTACAACTGTTTTTCCAACATTGGGAGTATCATTACTCCCCTTAATACACCACAGTAAAGGTGCATTAACTTTACCCCAATCACCCCAACCATCTACATACCCATCAGTTAGCATGATAACTACTTGTGGTTTGATATTGTTTTTCTCCAAGTATTTAGGAACACAATCAGGTGAAGTGCCACCACCCCCTCTCGGTCTACCCTCGACCTCAAAGCGAGAAAGTTTATTGTGCTTATAAAATTCAACTTTCTCAACATCAGTATCCCAATACAATACTCGAAGTGATTTTGGTTTGACTTGCTCACAAATCTTTTTTATTTCTGACGAAAATCGTGTAGCAAGTTCTTTATCATACAAGACAGAACCTGACGCATCATAACCAATAACAACATCACCAACAGATTTACTCTGTAGACTTGGCATAAGTATCTCGTTGCCTAGCGACCTGCGATTCGGTCTCTGCCTTGTGACCTCACCATACCCTGAACAACTACTGACAATAAAGTTACGCAAGACTTCTATCCAATCAGTCTTAACTTCAAATAGTTTTTCCAAGTCACCATCTTTTAGACCTGACCTGACACCTGCAAGGGCTTCACCTGACCGAAGTGCCTGACGCATATCCTCTGCCATCTTCTCTGCTTCTTCAGGATTGGCGAAGGCTTTTTTAGCTTCTTCCCAAAGGTGATTATCAAGTGGCTTACCCTTACCATCTTTACCATCACCTTGACCATCATCACCATCACCATCACCATCACCATCACCATCACCATCACCATCTCCTTGACCACTACCTTGTTTATCTTTAAGGTCTTGGTATATATCATCAAAGACTTGAGGAAAACTCCAATTCGCATATTTTGGATTACAACACCCACCCTCGATAAACTTGATGAAATCTTCTTCAGGTAAACCATTCATCTTACAATACTTCAGATGTAGTTTGTTCCACCTTACAAGAATATTATTGACCACCTCATCCATAGCCATGTTTGTAACGATTGGACTTTTCATAAAGTAGTCAAGATAAAACACCATGTGCATCAAGGCATTGTGCATTGTCTCATGGCAGATAAGAAACCTCTGTTCAGGTATACTCAAACCCTTGAAGAAATCAAGATTGTAGTAAACCATCCTACCATCAGTAGCACCTGTGCGAATCTGCTCGTACTTTTTATCACCCTTACGCAAGACAGTAAAGGGTGTCTGTACCATAACTCGTACAAGTCTACAGAAAGTAGGGTTATCACTTATCTGCGAATTAAGTGTGGATATAATATCCTCTGCTCTTTTTTGTTCCATATTATCCCCTCTGCCGACATGTCGGCAATTAAACTAAATCAATATTCTCACCAAGACCAACTGCACCCTTACCACATTCTTTAACAATGGTCATGTAAGGCTTACAAGTAAATAGGTGTTTATGTAGTGACTTGTTTCTAGTCAGAGTTTTAGTGAATAGATTCTTAAACTCTCTTTCCTCATAGCGACAAATATACTTACTGAATGTAGTCAAAGATTCTTTATCAGTAATCATCTGCGACAAGTTAAACATGGTCAGTAACTTACCTATTGCATCACTTGATACCCTAGCTTTTTCAGGATTCTTTTTTATCTCATCAATCGGTACAAGTTTGTCCTCATGTTTTAGAAAGTCTAGTAAACTCGTTCCTGCAACCATACCAATCAAACCTGTAACCAAACACTCGAAAGCATTTTGACTAGGTAGTTTATCTCTAATCTTCAATACATCAGACACCTGATGTAACCCACGCATAGTAATACCTTTTCTAGTAGGTGTGCTAGGATTAATACCCCATACTGTATTTGGATTTGTAAGATAGTTCTCAAAGACATTACCCTCAAACTCTTTACTCCAAGCAAGTATCATAGGCTCATACTTTTGTTCTATTGGTAATTCAGAATTGTATGCAAGTAAACTATCTAATGATGGATTCTTCATCTTGATAGCCACCTCTCTATCTAACTCATGTGCGTAGATAGTATCACCAACACCCTCACCCTCAAGGTTTGATGTACACATCACAATAGTACCTTTAGGTAGTCGCACACCATTTATCTCACCTTTTTGAATGACATCAAGAAACTGATTACGCACTTCTAACATACCCTTATCTTTTTCATCAAGGCATAGTACAAATGCTTCACCCTTGTGGAATTGGAAATATTCATTCCAAGCAAATGATGTGACTTTTACACCATCAATCTCTTTGACGATTGGATTGCCTGTATCACCAAGTGCTTGAGTAGGTAGAGATACCACAACTAGTTTTAACCCCAATCTATTTGCGATTCTCTGTGGGATTGTAGTTTTACCACTACCCATTATCCCCCTGATTGTCATTGTCTTTGGTTTGATACCAAGATTAAGTTCTGCATCTCGCATAGCGATTGCTGTCTCGATTATCTCGACATCAGACATCTCTTGAATTTTAGTTTGTGTAGCCATGTTAAGTTCTCCTTATTTGTTTGTTGCCGACATGTCGGCAGGTTGAAATCTACATTCGTATCATTACCCACAACACGAACATAGAAAAAATTATCCCCATAATTAATACTACTATTGTACCATAGAATATTACACTTTGCAAGATTCCACTATATTTCAGTTTTCTATAGTAGTTCGATAATCTAGCCATTCATATTACCCCCTCTATCTACAATAGCTTTTACATCATATGGTCTATAGTAGACATCATCTTGCTCATCAATATCCAACTCATAACAAACCTCGTTATAAGTCTCCAAACTTCCAAAGATATTTTCAATATCTATATGTATCTCTTTCATTTTACTCATAGCTTTCTCCTTTGAAACTTTTTAAATATATCGGCTCTTTTTCTATCTACAAATTTAACTTCCCACTCTTCTTGAATACGATAAATAAAATCTTTCCCTTTATTTTCCTCATCAATGAATGGCTCAATTTCTGCATAGTTTTCAATATACTCGTTAGGAAACATTCCTGCGACACTTAATGCAACATCTTCTTTTGTTTCCTCACCACCTAACATTTCTATCAAGTCCTCACGACTGTAGTCAGAAAGTATCCAATCAACAAAATCATTATAGAGTTTTACTGTTTGGAGATTTTTCCCGTTTATCGTTATACGAACCTTTTTCGTACCGACAGGTGTCGGTGTGTTTTTCATATCATCTCCCCAATATAATATTTACAAATATAACCCTTTTCTTCTAACGCTTGTGCAGTTAGGGTAGCCCACCATTCATCAGACATTGTAGAATCATCAGCATTAAGGACTTGTTCTTTTGTTGCATTTGTTATAAAGACGATAGGCATATCTAGTTTTATTACAAATGTTCTAATTATAGATTCATTATCTTCCATAGTTTTCTCCTCTATTGATTTTTGTGCGACCAATGGTCATGTGGATATTCGGTATCCCATGCTCTTTTGCCTACCCCAACTTCTAAATACACACTTGTTTCTTTTTCATCATCATTCAAAGTAAAGAAGTGTGCCACATTATTTCGTAGCAAACTCATAGGTACAAACTTTTTGGTTTTTCTATATGTTTTATAATCATATACATCTTTATCTCTAACATTTAACACACCATGTTGTTCCCATTTGCTTGGTGCAAACTCTAATAAAACACAAGTTAAATCTAAATAGTCGTCATCTGTACATTCACCATTCTTAAGTTTATCTATGGTTTTTCTCATATACTTTTTAAACACTCCACGCACAGAAAAATCTTCCCAATTCAAACCTACAGGTTCAAATTTAGGTATCTCATTGTCAGTACAGGTAGACATTACATCCTTTAACCAATTATAGTATGGCTCTAATATCTCATCATATTTTTTAAAGTCAACTTCAGTATAGAAATTTGAGTTTACTTTTCTTGGTCTATAGGCATCAACTAAATACCCATCTTGGAGCTGTAACCCACTACGATTAGTACAATAATACTTGCCATCTGTATGTTTAAAGTAGTCATACTTACTGTGCCTTTGTATAACATACCAATCTCTATTTAAAAGATTAGACACGAAAGCTCTACCCCAAGAATTTGGTACATGTGGTGAGCCTGTACTAGCCATAATAAAATTATTTTTATACACTCTAACAAGACCATTCATTCTATTAAGAGTAGGTGAAAATGCATAGGGTTTTTGATTTAGTGAATCTTCTCTAGTATAATCACTATAGTCTTCATCTCCATGCCAATAACTATATCTAGGTACAAGTGTGTCGTCTTTGCTTCGAGTATACAATTCTTGTTGTATATTCTTTGCTCTCATGTCACTATCAAACTGCCAAAAATCAATGTATCCACCACACTCTACATCATCTTTGATTGCCACCCTGTAAGATTTATCAGACCTACGATACGAATCAGGATAACCCCTGACTTTATTTTGCTTGTTAAATAACTCCAATGCCTTATCGTAAGTAAGGTCTGTTACTTTATGGTCGGATATTCTTTCCATAATTGTTCTCCTTAAAAAATTAATAGTATCCCCTGCCGACATGTCGGCAAATCCTAGTTTTTTACAGAAACTAGGAAAACTGTTAAGGTAAAAAATGAAAGTGTGATAGGTTTCTGTTTACCCTCGCAACCTACCTACTTCTTACGAGCAATGAGTTTTTCTACCTCGTCTTTGAATTGACTTGGTGTGGTAAATTTTTTAGGTACATTAATACAACCCCCTTTTGTATCCTGTATCTGTTTATCTTTAGGCACATACTTGTACCCCCTGTAAATCATACTAACTATTTTCATATTTCTCGCCAGTCCATTATATCCTCTCATAGCTTACACCATAATAGAATCTAAATACCACATTGGAGGTCGTCTGCCCCAATCCCATGATAAGTAATCTTTATCGTACATAATATAGTTACGATATGCCCTTGCATAGTTTTTATGCTTGTACTCATCAGGCATACATTGTGGTGGCTCGGTGAAGTTCCCATTCGGTAAATGATAGGGTGGTTTCTTCAACGGCTCATGTAAATCCAAAAAAGTCTTATGGTGCTTACCTCTACGATAATAAAACTCTCGACCTAATGCAACAAATAAAAGATAAGAAAATCTATAATTACCTGTACTACTTCTAGCCCATATACATACAGGGTGATTGACATGAGCAATTTTATACAATCGCTGGTCAACTGCTTTGTCATTGTCAACTTCATCACATTTTCTATGTGCTGTACATAATATCTGACCTTGTTCTAGTACCATCTTACTTGCTAACTTATCAGGCATAGCCCTTGCAATATTTGTTACTGCTTTGAATCTAGCAAATTTATTCCAAGCATCCTTGTACATTTCAGTAATAAACATATTCATGCTATCCCCCTTTCATGTGCAATCTCTATCGCTTTTTTTCTAGCTTTCTGCATCATCTTGATACAGTATGGGTTTGTCGTTGTATTTGAATTGATACTATTGATTTGCGTCATCTTACCTTGACCAATCGTAGTATGTACATGCTCATTCAATTCTTCAATAGTCCTCACCCCATCATGTAGCCAATAAGAATTGTTATCAAATGGTTTAGTTATCGTTTTTCTGTACTGATTGATATGCTTATCTGAATAACATCCACCACATACAATATCACCGACTTGCATCTCTTTACCTTTTTGAATCTCGTTGATAACTTTTACATCATGTAGTTTATCGGAATAACACACTCGACACTCAATACATTTACCCTCACAGTTGATGTTGTTTGCCGACTTATCGGCACTCTTTGGAAATACATTGAACACCCCATGAAAATTTCTAGGTGGTTTGCTCATAGGTACACCCACAACAGGGTTTGAGTATATCAATAGAAGATTGCTAGGAAGTTCCTTGAGTTGTGCTTTTACTCTATCAACAATCTCGGCTCGTTTAGTCCACAAAGTATAGGTAGTATTCGGATTGTTTTTTGCAATCGTCACACAATTAATAAAAGAATAATCGTTCTCAATTTCACCATGCGAATGGAATCTTACAAAGTTGGCATTGAGATATTTTAATTTGTTGTTTGGCTTGGGTGTATACCCTGACCACTTGTGCCGACCTGTCGGCTTGAATGTAATAATATTCATTTGTTTTACCTTAAATAGTTAATAAAAAATGTGGAGTTCAAAAGTCCTACAACCCATCACCTCTCAAACTCCACTTGCTTCTCTCTGATGTTTAGTATGTATATAGTCTATCAAAGAAATTACACTTTGTCAATCTTTCTCACCTGCCGACTTGTCGGCTAGGTATATTTTTCTGCCTACATAACAAAGTATGAGAGCAAAGGCTACAAAAAGATTTAAACCTAATTCAGTTTGCGTCAAGATGTCATAACTTGCTAGTGCCATAACCCCATACGCATACAACATTAAAAATAAAATAAAAAACATATTACCCCCTTAATTTTTCGATTTGTTTGTCAGTATACTTAAACCTATTTTTCAAGGTTTTTATTACATATTCATCAGTATAACTACCCATATACCAAATTAATCCTTTTCTTAAATGTTCCTTAAGAAACCCTAAATGCACCTTATCCTCTTTTGTCATATCACCCTCCAAAAGTTAATATTACACATATAATAAACCAAATGCATGGTATCGCTACAATGCTACCTAGAAAATACAGGGCTAGTTCTTTACAACTAACCCCTTCAAAAATTTCAAATAACTCTTTCACATGTACCCCCTATATTTTTTCTTGGTTAATTCATGGTTAAGTGAAGTTGTATTGTTTCTCAATGTAACACCTAACCCAATATAAGATGGTGTGTTGTATTTTGGAAATATAGTACCTCGTACTTGTTTCCACATCTTTGGTGTAAATCGTTTTGTTTTAATCATCATTTTTACCTTGTAAGTTATTGCCGACATGTCGGCAGGTTGAAAAATTGGGAGTTGCTTTTCCCACTCATTAATTACAGTCTATCATAGAAATTACACTTTGTCAATATTTCAAGGGTGTGCCGACATGTCGGCAAGTCTGTTCCTGAAGTGTAAAAAAGTGGAACAAAGGGTGGAACAGATTCGACCAATAAAATCAAGTAGTTAGGTGTTTTTGTTCTCGGAGTGTAATTTTTTGGAACAAGGTTGGAACAGTCGAAACCCTGATGGATAAAGGGATACGAGGGATTTAAGGTGCTATTTTTGTGATTTTTGAAAAAATAATGAGAGGAGTTATGAAAACAAGCAAAAAAGCACGAAAAAAGAGAAAAAAACAAAAAAAGAAAAGAATTTTCGTAGTATATAAAAATAGGTCTTTATTATTTTTTAATAATATATAATATAACAGGACTTTGCCTTTAGTTTTGCCTTTAAAATCAGATATTTAAGTCTGTTCCAAGTCTGTTCCAAAAAATTACACTCTAGGAACAAGCAAGGGTAACTCATTGATTTTAAAAACTTATTTTGTTCCACCCTTGTTCCAAAAAATTACACTCTAGGAACAGGTCTTTTTCTTACTAGCTTCTACTTACTAGCTTCTACTTACTAGCTTCTACTTACTAGCTTC